GTCGGAGCAGGCGGATGTCGTCGCCGCTGTCCGCGAATTGGAACTGACGATTGGAGGCACCAATGGCAAATCTTGACCCGCGCATCGAGGCGATCCGCGCTCAGTACGGACTGGAGCGGAGCGACTTCTGGGAACTGCCCCAGAAAAAAGGAACGTGGATTGCAAAGCACTCCGCGCTGGAAGTTGCAGCCGTCAAGGGCGGGATCGTCTGGTCCCCGCCGCAGGTGCTGGAGGCTGATGGCGCTGGCAAGTGCGCCGCCGTCTGTGTCTCTGGCTCCCTTGGCGAGCGTGTTGAGTGGAGCATTGGCGAGGCGTCGCCTGCGAACAACAAGAACGCATACCCGTTCGCGATGGCGGAAAAGCGCGGCAAGGACCGCGTGGTTCTGAAGCTGCTGGGCATCCACGGTCTGGCCTACTCTGAGGACGAGGCGGACGACTTTAAGGCCCTGCCGCAGAATGGCCCGATCAGTGAGCAGCAGGCTGCATCGCTGATGGTTCAGATAAATGACACCGGCAGCGACCTGAAAAAGTTCCTGAAGGTTTTTGGCGTCGAGAAGATCACCACCCTGCCCCTGTCCAAGCTGGCGCAGGCCGAAACAATGCTTGCCAGAAAAGCCGCTGAGACCGCCAAGGCTAAGGAGGCCGCACAATGAAGATCATAGATTGCACCCAAGGCACACCCGAATGGCACCGCGCCCGCGCTGGTCGCGTCACTGCCTCGCGCATTGCAGACCTGACGGCCAAGACCAAGACCGGCTGGGGTGCGGGCCGCGCCAACTACAAGGCCGAATTGGTGGCAGAGCGCCTTACAGGCACCGTGGCCGACAGCTACAGCAACGCGGCGATGCAGTGGGGGACGGAAAAGGAACCGGACGCCCGCAACGCCTACGCCTTCATGGCGGATGTCAGCGTCGGTGAGGTGGGCTTCGTGATCCACCCGCGCCTTGAGATGTCTGGCGCGTCCCCGGACGGGCTGGTCGGCGAGGACGGACTGCTAGAAATCAAATGCCCCAACACCGCCACGCACATCGACACGCTACTGAGCGATGCCGTGCCTGAAAAATACATCAAGCAGATGCAGTGGCAGATGGCCTGCACGGGCCGCGCGTGGTGCGATTTTGTTTCGTACGACCCGCGCCTGCCAGCGGATATGCAGCTTTTCGTGAAGCGCGTCATGCGCGACGCGGACTGCACACTAGAGGCAGCGGTGATCGAGTTTCTGGCCGAAGTGGACGCCACGGTGGCGGCACTAAACAACAAGTTCAACATCAAGAGAGAGGCAGCAGAATGAGTGGTTCAGTCAATAAAGTGACGCTGGTGGGCAATGTCGGCAAGGATGTTGAGGTCAGGCGCATGACCAACGGCGATGCCGTGGTCAATCTCTCCGTTGCCACATCCGAAAGCTGGAAGGCCAAGGACGGCGAGCGCAAGGAAAAGACGGAGTGGCACCGCGTCGTCATCTTCAATCCGCACCTCGCCAAGGTCGCGGAGGACTATGTCCGCAAGGGCAGCAAGCTGTACATCGAAGGCTCGCTCCAGACGCGCAAGTGGAAGAACAAGGAAGGCGTTGACCAGTACAGCACCGAAGTCGTGCTGCAGAAGTTCAACGGCGCGCTGGTGCTGCTGAACAAGGTGGAAGGCACCGGCACTGGCTTCGATGGCCCAGCGCCGAAGGCTGACACGCAGGAAGACACCTTCGCGGAACTGGACGACGAGATGCCGTTCTAGGAATTGCAGGCGGACCGCAGACCCGCCCCTCTACCGCTCCCCCGGCAGCGGCTGCATGAAGCCGGGGATATTTTCTACGGAATGAAACCTACAAATGTGGAGCCGGTATGCCGCGCACAGTCTCATGGTTTTCCTGCGGGGCGGCAAGCGCCGTTGCGACCCGGCTGGCGCTGAATGACGGCCCGGTTGTGATTGCATATTGCGACACGGGCAGCGAGCATCCCGACAATAAGCGGTTCATGGCCGACTGCGAAAAGTGGTTTGGTCAGTCCGTCATAGTCCTGAAGAATGACAAATACGCCGACACTTGGGATTTGTGGGAAAAGCGGAAGTATCTAGGCGGCATCGCTGGCGCACCGTGTACGGGGGCCTTGAAAGTGGAACCCCGCCTAGAGTTTCAGCGGCCCGATGATGTCCATGTTTTCGGGTTCACGAACGATGCATCTGACATTCGCCGCGCCAAGCTGATCCGCGAAAACCATTTCGACCTAAGTGTTCGGACCCCGCTGATCGAGCGCGGGCTGGATAAGGCCGCTTGTCTCGCCATGATCCGGGGCGCGGGGATCAAAGAGCCGGTGACTTATGCGATGGGCTTCCCAAATGCGAATTGTATGCCCTGTATCAAGGCGACTTCCCCGAATTATTGGGCGCTATACCGGCAGCGGTTCCCTGACGGGTTCGCCCGCATGGTCGAACTGTCGCGCCGCCTTGATGTGCGCCTCACCCGGATAAACGACGAGCGGATTTTCATTGACGAAATCCCCGCCGATTGGCCGGTGACACAGGCGATAGCGCCAGCGTGTGATCTACTCTGCGGCGCGGTGCAGCAGGAACTTTCTAAACTTGAAGCAGCAGAATAGAGGAGCGAAGTCATGGCCGACGCGAAAAAGATTGATCCGCGCGATCCCGACCCGTCACGGCAGGGCATCTTCCGCGACCACAACTGCGCCCACTGCGGCGACGGGCAGAAGCCGTGCTGCCAAGGCTCGCCAAGCCAATGTGAATACCCACACGCGAGGAACGATTGATGCCCAGCGCAGCTTACTCCTTCGAGGCGAAGCTCCACGCCTTCCGCCGCACCCAAGATGGTGTGGTGGTCAGCTATGTCGTCCACCCGTCAGATGTGAACGCGGACCTTGCGGTTGCGGCACTTGGGACGCGGTACATGATTGCCGCCGCCCAGATGGGCGATGACGAGAAGCCGCTGGTGGCGCAGCCGCAAAACCCACCCGACAAATATGCGTGGGCGGCGAAGGAGGCGCGCGCATGGGCCGACCTTCCTTTCGTGACGCAGGCCGGTATCCGCTGCAATGAGCCTGAGTTCCATAAATATCTATTGGTGGCGGATGCTGATGAGGCAGCGAAGCTGGTGCAGCGGCGGTGTGGTGTTGACACCCGCTCCAAGATTATTCGCGGCACCCCATCTGGCGATGCATGGCGGGACATCGAAGCAGGCTATCAAGCGTCGATAACGTCATCACGCTATGAGGACGCCCTCCGGTGAGCAGGACAGAGTTCAGCGCGAAGGTGCGGCGCGATGCGTTCGCGCGGTGCGGTGGAAACTGCGAGGGGTGTGGCGCGAAGCTGTTCGTCGGCAAGTTCGCCTTCGATCACGCAGTCCCAGACGGATTGGGTGGTGAGCCGACTTTGATTAACTGCCAAGTGCTGTGCAGTGCGTGTCATCACGAAAAAACGGTGACGCGCGACAGGCCGGTGATGGCGAAGGCTGACCGGCAGCGACGCAAACACTTCGGGCTGGGAAAGGAAAAGCGCGGGTTCCGCAAGCGGCCACCCGGCGTGACATACGACTGGTCGAAGGGCCGCTACGAGAAGGACGCGACATGACGCAGCGCCTCATGACACTGGCGAGCGCCGCCGCCTACTGCGATATGCCGGTGCGGAACTTCCGCAAGCACATAGGTGTTGAGCCGGTCAAGCTGGGGTCTACTGAACTCTGGGACCGCCACCGGCTTGACGCCTACATCGACGGATTGCAGGGTGCGGCTGGCACCAAGCGGCCCGACAGAGATGCAGCCATCAAGAAGTTCTAAACTCCCGAAGTATGTCTATGCCCAGACGGTGAAGGGCAGGACGTACTACCGCTTCCGGCGCGCTGGCATCACGGTCAGGCTTCCGGGCGCGCCCGACACCGCCGCCTTCCATGCGGCATACGCCAAGCTGCTCTCCGACGCGCCGCAGGACAGTGGTCGCTACAAGCCAGACAGCATCGCGCACACCATCCATCTCTACTATCAGTCGCGCGCATGGGAGAAGCTAAAGCCGGGGAGCCAGCGCGACTACAAGCGATACCTCGACAGAGTGGACCGCGCGATTGGCGACTGGCCCGCGCGCGATGTGGACCCGGCGCTGATCGGCATGATGCTCGACAAGATGCGCGACACGCCCAGCGCGGCGAACCATCTGCTGTCGGTGGTGCGGGCGCTGTTCCAGTTCGCGCTGCGCCGTCAGATCATCGAGCGCGATCCGACATCGGGCGCGGAGAGGCATAAGGGCGGCACCAGTCACCAGCGATGGACCGACGCGGAGGTGGACGCCTTCCGCCTGTCAGCGCCGCCCATGATGCGGCTGGCTCTGGAACTGGGCCTCTACACCGGGCAGCGGCTGGGAGATGTCATCGCCATGCGCTGGGACGCCTACGACGGGAAGCGCATCCGGGTGGTGCAGCAAAAAACCGGCACCGCGCTGGCCATCCCGGCGCACCCAGACCTGAAGGCCGCGCTGAAGGCGACGCCGCGATCCGGCGCGACTATCCTGACCAGCAAGACCGGACTGCCCTTCCACCCGCGCGTGTTCAGCAGGGACTTCAGGGAGGCCCGCACAGAGGCGCTCTTGCCGGAGGCTCTCACGTTCCACGGCCTTCGCCACACCGCCGCCAGCAGGCTCGCAGAGGCTGGTGCGAGCGGCCCAGAGATACAGTCGATCACCGGCCATCGCAGCTTGCAGCTTGTGGACGTTTACATTAAGCAGGCCGCCCAGAGCGTACAGGCCGACAGGGCCATCGGACGCCTTGGAAGTGCTAAACGGACTGCTAAACGGCCCGCAAGCCATTGATCCTGTTGGGGGATCGTCTAACGGTAGGGCAGTCGCCAGCCCAATGATTTCAATGGCGTTTAGCACTTTGCCCCTCACCCGCCACCAGTAATATCAAGCACTTAGCACCACCAGTGCTAAACTTTCCCATGCCTGTTGACAGGGCCGCTGGCCCTCTGGCATAAAGTGGTCACCAACCCAGAGGGATTGACCCAGATGACCAAGACCACCGCCTCCACCACCTCCATCATCAAGGAAGCCCTTCGTCTGGGCGAGCAGGCCCTGAAGGCTAAGGGCGGCGAGTATTACACCATCGCCAGCCAGATTTCCGCCGAAGGCCCCGCCAAGGTGCGTCAGGCCATCGACCTCGCCCACCTCTACTACACGCAGGCCGAAGACATGCGCCGCCTGCGCGCCGACATCGAACACAACGGCCACCTCAACGTCGGGAGAAAATAATCGGCATTCAGCTTGACAGGGCCGCTGGCCCTCTTTAGAACACTCTCACCGGATGGCATCCCGCCACCCCGGATCAAGGTCCAAAGGACCGGAAAGACCACTACCATGAACATGCACTTCAACCGCTTCGCCAATCGCGCCGCCGCCAAGCAGGGCCTCGTCGCTCTCACCAATGACGATCTGCTGCGCGCCGCGCCGTCGATCTTCGCCACCGCCCCGCACGAGAGCCGCTCCTCGCGCTTCACGCCCATCCCGACCATCGCCGTCATCGACGGTCTGCGGAAGGAAGGCTTCGTTCCCTTCAGCGCCAAGCAGTCGCGCTCGAAGGACGAAACCCGCATGGGCTTCACGAAGCACATGGTCCGCTTTCGTCACGAAGGCCAGACGTCCCCGCTCGCTCGCAAGGTGGGCGACACGAAGGCCGAAGTGGTTCTCGTGAACGCGAACGACGGCACCAGCAGCTACCAGTTGAGCGCGGGCCTGTTCCGCCTCGTGTGCCTCAACGGCATGGTGGTTTCCGATGGCGATTTTGGCAGCATCCGCGTCGGCCACACTGGCGACATCCTGAGCAAGGTGATCGAAGGCACCTACTCCGTGATGGATCAGACCAGCCGCGCGCTGGAAGTCGCCGCCGACTGGAAGGGCATCACCCTGTCCCGCGCTGAACAGATGCTGTTCGCGCAGGAGGCCCTGATGCTGCGCTTCGATGAAGGCACCCCGGTGAAGGCGCAGCAGATGCTCTCCACGCGCCGTGGCGAGGACGCCCACGCCGATTTGTGGACGACGTTCAATAGGGTCCAAGAAAACGCCCTGCGCGGCGGGCTGGTCGCGGAGACGCCCAGCCACTACATTCAGACCCCGGAAGGCCAGCGGTTCGTCCCGGCCCGCCGCGCGCACACCCGCGAGGTGAAGGGCATCGGTCAGGATGTGAAGCTGAACAAGGCCCTCTGGGCGCTGGCTGAAGGCATGGCAAAGCTGAAGGGCGCAGCCTAAGACCTCGAAGGTGTCCCCAGCTAAGGCGCTGGGGCATCCTTTGCGATCAACAGGAGAGAGAGACATGGCCGCACCGACACCAACGCCCGCGCAGTTGCGCGATCTGCGCGCCGCGCTGGGCATGACCCAGAAGGAACTGGGCCTAGCCCTCTATCTCGCAGGCGGCGATCCTGCGCGCCACATCAGGCGCATGGAGGCCGGGGACCGCGAAGTCACTGGCCCCATCGTCCGCGCGCTGGAGTGCATCGCGAAAGAGGCCCGCGTGAAGTGTCCGTGGCAGAAACGATAAAAGGCCCGCCACCCCTTTCGGAGCAGCGGGCCAGTCATGACGCGCGCGTCACCGTGTGGAGGCACGGCGGGGCATCATGTTCAGAACATCTTGGGGTCGAACCCGAAAACAGCGCAGACCTTCGCGGCCATCTTCTGGAAGCGCGGACCATGCACCTCCCTATCACACGTTTGCGCCTGACGGTGGTGCAGCATTTCGTGGCACACGCTGGACAGGGCGGTGCTAAGGTGGCCGTTCCGCAGCGCGCTGATCCTGTATGTCGGGACGCCGTTGACGACGGCGAAGTCGGCGCAGACCTTCGGGTTCCGGTTCACCTTGAACCTGCACTCACCTGACGGCGGCAGCTTCCACGCGCGGAACGGCTCCGCCAGCCGCAGCGCATCGTAAAATGCAGCGATCAGTTCAGGCGTCAGGCGCAAACTCATAGGCGCACACTCGCCATGATTAGACCAACATTAGCCCCCGCATAACACAGGAAGCAGACCCCGAAGCCTGCGTTGCCTTGCGTGAAGTGATCGACGGCGACTGCGAGATAGATCACGCCGACAATCGCAAGCAACCAGCCGCTCATGCCGCGTCCTCCGCGTCCATCTGGCCGCGCAGGGAGATGTAGCCGACAGCGTCGACAGCGTCGTCAGGGTTATGCGCGCCCAGTTCCATGCGCGCCACCTTCAGCAGCACCATCATCGTGGCCGCATCGTTCGCAGTCAGCGGCGAGGACGGGTCGCGTCTCACCGACAGGTAGGCGTTCCACAGCGCGGCGATGTTGCCGTGGTTCGTGCGCGCGTCACCGTTCTGCTTGTTGCGATTGCCCGACACCAGCTTCGCCGCCGTGTCGCAAATCTCTGCCGCCTTCATGTCAAATGCTCCCAATCTCCATTTGGATACTTTTCCCGCATGAACTCCACAAGCGGGACGCCCTCATACTTGAAGCAAAGATACTTCAAGGAAAGGGTCATAATATCGTACTCGCCGCAATCCACATCATTCAGCACAGCGCAGCCATTCCACAAACGGTCAGCCCCGTTTCGGTAATGCTCACGGTGCAAATAACATGAGCCCAAAACTAGCCCGTGCTGCGTTTTTTGCGTCCCCATAATTCTGTTGGAATATCGCATTCCCTGTTCGTGGCCTTGAACAAACGACGCGCCAATCTTGTTTAGGCGGCTCTCGATGGTTCCCCCAATAGGCTTGCCCGAATGCGTGTTGGGGAAGAAGTGGCTGAAGAAGATGCCGTCGATCTCAATAGGCTTCAGGTACGGGATGCGCTCCCAGTCGCGCGTGTCGCACTTGTCGGAGCCCACGGTGCCAATCAGCTTCGCATCATTCGCTGCGGCGCGATCAGGGCGAACGTCGTGGTTGCCCATGAGGTAGACCTTCCTTGGTCGCCACGACGTTTTCTTGTTGCGGATCAGCCGCTCCTGCTCCTCCTCCATTGGAGCGCACAGCGTCTTGAATGCCTCATTGCCTGAGAAGACGTCGTCCGCGTACCGCTGCCCCTCCATTCTCGCGGAGCCAGCGGCCTCGTAAGATGAGAGACTGCTGTGGTCCCAGTGGTCGCCTGCGTGGACGATTGTTGTCGGCTTGTAATCAACTATCGCGCGACCAATCCACCGCATCGCATCGTGCGGGACGCCGGGCTTGATCTGCGTGTCGCCTATAACGAAGTGCCTTTTGGGCGCTACTGTCATGCGGACTACCTGCTCCTGCCAAGTTCGCGCTCGATCAGCCGGTTGAGCGTGTCGTTTATCGCCTTCGTCGCGTCTCGCGTTGCGCGGATGTCAGCGCGCATCTCTGCCATCTCGATGCGGGATTGCTCCAGTGCGTCCAGCCGCTCATCCTGCTCCAAGTTCTTGGTGGCGCTCGCGTTCGCAACGGACCATGTGGTGAGGCCGACGCCGCCGATCACGACGCTCACACTCAAAAACGCGGCAGTGGCAGCGCCCAGAAACCATACCGGGAAAGTGAACCCGCGCCGCTCAGAGATGGATGTGAGTGTCATGTCACTGTGCCGCATCATTGATGGATTTTTGAAGGTCGAGATACCAAGTCGCGAAGTCTTGCTTGCACATAAAGTTCGACATCGCCGCCGTGCGCTGCTGCGCGATTGCGTCCACCGCCTGCGCCTGCGTGAGGCCAGTGCCGGGTTCGCCCGGTATCGCCGGGACTGTCTCGATCACACACGCCATGAGTGCTGGGGGGACATCTGGCAACGGCGCAATCTCAACGATGTGAGATGGCGCGCAGCCGATCAGCGAGATCAGGAGCCACACACACATCAGAAGTGTCAGGACGCGCAGCGGCATCAGCAGCAATGGCATTGGTGAGGCTCCGGTTTCTTTCGTTGATTGTTTTGCTCTTTTCAGTCCGCTCATCTGAGCGGTCACGCACTTGGTAGGTGGCTCTGACGCGCTCAACAGTCTTGATGATGACGCGCGCCCTCTGCTCCGAGACTGCCTTGGCAAATCCGCGATTGTAGGCGCTGTCGTTTACCCACCAGATGCCCAGCAGCACCGCGATGACGGATGCAATCCACGATCCGGGTGGGCGGCTAATGAAAGACAGCGCGCCGCTTAACAATGGGGGGAGGAACAGCGGCATCAGGTCGCCTTTTTCGCAAGCTGCGGAACGCGCTCCGCGACGACGAAGCCGCCCATCCACTTGATGATGTCGGTGATCCTGTCGAGCGCGGAAGTCAGGAAGGCAGTGCCGTTGGCATCGAGCGCCCTGAAGTAGATCAGCACCGTGACGATGACGAAGAGCAGCACGAAGATCAGAAGCACCCACCGCTTGCTAGACGGCGACCCATCAACATCCGACAGTATCTTTGTGAGATACCCCATCACCGCTTCCTCCACAGTTGCGCTTCAGCAGCGCGGCGCGTGACGAGGCCGGGTTGCTTCACCTTGTTGTCGTAAACCCAGAACTTGAACTGCTCGCCCGCGTGGACATACTCGCCGCCGTTTATGAGGCGCAGCATCGTGCTGGTTGCGAATTGCCGCCCACCGATATTGTAGACGAATGATGTCAGCGCAGATGCCTGATTGCTGGTCAGCGGCACCTTCACCAGACGCGCGACATCCGCCTCCGCACTGGCAACATCTTCGGCCAGCCACGCGTCCGCCTGCGCCCGTGTGCAGGTGTCGCCCATCTTGACGCCCTTGGTGTGGCCCCAGCCTATGGTCGGCACCTTGCCAGACTTGTTGTCGATGTAGGCGTTGAGCCGTATGTCCTCGAAACGCTTGATGATTTCGAGGCCGTCAGCATTGATGCGGATTGTCATGACATCCTTGGACGCAGATGCTAGGCTCCAGCCCCCAATCTCTTGGAGGCCGGATGCCAGACTTCGTGTTCACAGTGGTCGCGCCGCTTATTGGCGTCGCACTGCGGCAGGTTTTTATGGAGTGGCGCGCTAGTTCGCGGAGACAGACGATCCTGCCGCCACTGTTGCGGGCGTCAGCTTCGGTAAATATCGCGCAGCCCGTATGGCCTTCAATCGCTTACTCCCCGCAGAGAGAAGCGGAGTAGAGTTCAGCATCGAGGCGTTCTTCGGACCCACGGACATCAGGTCGCGCGCAGCTTCCGCTGCCGCCATCTGCCGCTTGGTTGCTAGGGTGCGGCCAGCGAGGCCAAGGCCCGCGACACCCAGAGACATCCCGCCTGACGACGCTGCCGCACCCGTGTGCAGCAGCAGCGGGATGGCCCCAACGGGTGCGAGCTTGCCGACATCGCGCAGCAGGTTGGTCGCGGAGTAACGCCTCTTGCCGCCCATCGCGACCTTCCTGATGGCGTCCCGCTCCTCCTTCGTGAACTTAGACATTCCGCGCTCGCTGTTCATCAGCTTGCGGAACTGAGCGCGCAGCGAGTTCTCCAGCCCAGACTGGCTGAACATGGTCGAGTTATCGTGCGCCTTCTTTATCAGCTTCTCGATGGTTTCAGTCTTTCTGGACCGCTTCCAATAGTCTTGAGCGCCGCGCAGGGCCTTAACAACCTCGCCGCCGCCCTTCAACTGCTCGCCCTCCTGCTGGAACAGTTTGAGTGCGCCAGTGCGCTCGTCCTCAAGGTCAACGAGTTCCTGCCGCAGCTTCATGTACCTGTCGCGCGTCCCCTTGCCCGCTGCGCCGCGAGCCGCGAGTGCGCCAGACTTGTTGCGTTCGATGTCAGCAATGTTGCGAGCGACAGAACCCTTCTTGCCGGTGAGGCTGGTGACGACGTTGCGCGCATCATCCAGCGCGGTGCGGTCAAGGTGGACCTCATCAATCCTGCCAATGAAGTTGTCGAAGTGATCGAATATCTGGCGCGCGAACATCTTGTCGGCTGGCGTCGTGCTTTCCATAGCGTGACCCAGCGACTTGCGGACTTCGTCCAGCTTGGCAAACGATGCACCACCGGCTGCAAGGTCGCCGTCAGTGCCATAGCGAGACAGATACTTCAGAGCGCCAGTCGCATACGGGTACTGGCTTGCGAACTCGTCGGGGAGCTTGGAGGCGAACTTGTCAACCGCGCTGTCCGCCATAGCGTTCAGCGCATCCTCAGAGATAACGTGTCCGCTATCTTCGACCACCTTGTACTGAGCGCGCGACTTCTCAGCCAGCCGCTGGCTGTTCCACGCCTTGAACTTCGGCAGGAGCTTCGTGGAGATTTTGTTCGACGCAGCGCCAAGAACGCCACCAGCAGCGCCACCGAAGGCACCGCCCATCACGCCCTGCTCCAGCGTGTCGCCCACGCCTTGGTCGCGCGTGACACCAGCGCCGACACCGTAGCCTGCGCCCAGCATCGCGCCCATCTTCATCGCCGCCTTCGCGGAATTGATCTTGCCAACGGGAAGCGCGAAGCCACCCGCGACTTCACCGGCAAGGGACGCCACAGGGTGCGCCTGACGGTTCGCTTCACCGCGCTCGCGCTGCCACTTCAGGTTCTCGTGGTAGCGTTCACCAAGGGTGCCAGCCTGCGATGCGGCATTGAACGGGTTGCCCACCAGCGCCTGCGCGCCAGCAAGGATGGGGTCAGCGAAGTTCAGCGTGGCACCGTTCATCGCACCCTTCACGAACGATCCCATAGCGCCGTCCGCTTGCGCGGCGGTGTCGCCGTCGAACTGATCGAACGGGTTGCCTTGCACCTCCTGCGGGGCCTGCTGCGGCCCATCGAACTGATCGAAGGGGTTGGACTGCGGCGCAGCCCTCAAGGTGTCAGCTAGCGGCGCAGCCATCTGCTGCTGCGGCCTCGCCTCGAACTGCGGGAAGTTGTTGATGCTGTACGCCATGCGTTACTGCCCCAAGAATTGGCGTGATGCGCCGGGTCCATACTTTGCGTCGAAGTGCTGCGCCAGTGACGGGTTCGAGCGCAGCATCTGAACAGCGCCCATAGGCGGCTGGCGCATCTGCGGAGCCTGCCGCTGCTGCTGCGGGGTCTGCTGCATCTGGCTAGCGTTCCTGATGTCATTGTACGCGTCAGTCTGGCGCGTGTCGCCCTGACTGCGAACATCGCCAAAATACTGTCGCCAGTTCCTGCGCTGCGGATTGAGCGCGCCGGAAACAACACCGCCATCATCTTGCGAGAAGATGGGGTTGTCCTGCGCGTAGCGATCCCACGCCTCGTCGGAGCCGTTCAGCGATCCGAAGGTGCCGTAGTGCCACTCCTTGAACTGCCGCTTCTGAATGGCCGCATCGTCAGCAAGGCGCTGCGCGCGGATTAGCTGCTGATTGGTTTCGGTGGGCTTGTCCCTGCCGTAGGTCATGTTCAGGAACTGCTGCGCGTCGAAGTCGGAGATTGCGCCTTCACCCGGTGTGCGCTGCTGGCGAGCGCGCTTGGCTTGCAGCGCGTCCATCGAGCGGATTTCAGGGTCAAACATACCGGCCACGCTACCAATGCCGGGTACGGCATATATGCCGCCAGTTTTCTGCCGCGCAAGCAGGCCCTCCATCTCACGGGCCATGTCACGACCAACGCGAGCCTGCGAGACGGCGGCGTCGTCTTCCTTGCGCCACTGGCGATAGTACGCCTCCTCAGAGCGTCCGCCCATCTGGCGGATTTTCGGGAGGAAGGAAGCGCCGGGAGCAGCGCGGTCAATGTTGACCTCCTGCGGGTCTGCGCCAAGGTTCCAGCGGCCATTGCGAAAGACAGCCTTGCTGCCGTCCTTGTGCGTGGCAGTGGCACCTTCAGGGATTTTGTTCGAGAGCATATTGCTTGCCATTTTTTTCTCCGCTTAATCCAAGTCCCAGTCGCCACCAAGACCGGGGACGCCAATGCTACCAGCAGCGCCGCCTCTCGCACCGGCTCGCGCCCTTGCAATCGCCGTCTGCTGTTCCAGATAGCCGTTAATGGGAACCCACCGACGCTGGGCCTCATCAAATTGCATCCCGCCCGATGTGGTCGGTGCCTTCTGCCTGCCGCTGCGGATGAGACGCCCGCCACCGTTCGGGTTCATCTCGTAGATGTCTTGGTCCGTGGAGAACGACTTGTACTCAGGCTGGCCGTACTTCAGCGCGGCGGCATAGTCGCTCAGATCGACACCCTTCATCGCGCCATACATCAGCGCCTCGCGCTGCGCCTCAACGTCGTCACCGGCAGCGGCCAGCATCTGCTGCGCTCGTTCGCGCGCTGTGTTTGTGTTTAGTTCTTTGCGAGAGGCTTCGTCGCGCGCCTGCGCCCTGCTCAGATTGTCTGCCTTGTCGCCATTACCATCGAGCCACGCGGCGACATCCTGCAAGGTGCTGCCAGCCAGACCCATGCGGTCAGCGCCGGTCTGGCCTTCCTTCGGGTTGTAGTTGACCAGCCCGCCCAGATAGTCGGTGCTGCCATCTTTCACCTGCGGAGTGCCGCCCCAGAAGCTGGGCGTAATCTGCTCCTGCTTCAGCGCATAGGGTTCGATGCCCATGTAGTTAATATCTACGGGGCGAGCCTCGATGCCGCGCTGGCGAGGCATATCGTTCACCGCGAAGCGGTCAGGCTGGCTCTGGGACCGCTTGGGAAGGGCAGAGACAGGCGTAGAGCCGGGGCGGGGCGCGAAGCCTGAGTTGATGACATTAACCGCCTGCGGGGCCTGCTGCTGCTGCTGCGGGGGCCTCTGGCCGAAGGCCGCGAAGGGCATCGGGTTTGCGGGGGTGGCGGATGTCGGCGCAAAGCCGTCGTCCACCGACAGGGCGAGCGGGCTGCGGTTCGCAAATGCACGGGGCTGGGCGAGCGACCCGCCCATCTCCGGTGGCATCTCGCCCTCACCGCCACCCTGCAGCCACTGCTTCTGCATATAGCCGCGCTTGCGCGCCTCTTGGCGCGCGGCCTCTTGGCGCGCGGCCTCTTGGCGCGCGGCCTCTGTCGGCCCCGCGCTGTTCACATAGTTCTGGAAGTTGGGCATCCGGGGGAGGCCCGCGCCGTTGTAGTTGTGGGCCATTAGATCACTACTCCCATTGCACCCAGTCCGCTCATGACGCTACCGGCACCGCCAAGCATCCCAGTCAGTCCGCCGCCGCTCTCTTTACTCGTCCCGCTGCTCGTCCCGCTGCTCGTGACGGTCTGCTGCTGCGGAACCATGCCCAGCGCGCTGTTCAGCAACTGCTGCTGCGCCAGCGTCAACTGCTGGCCGTTCTGGTACGCCGCGAAGGCCGCGTCATACTCAGCCTGTAGCTGGTTCTGCTGCGCGTCACCAACGGCAGACAGGATGCCGCCCTGCTGCACCGCCATCCCCAAGTCGGCATTGTTCATGTCCATCAACTGGCCTGACGCGGTCAGCGTCTGGTTGTTGGCGTTGATACCGTTGTCGAACGAAGCCTGCTGCGCGGCGACGTTCTGGTTGCTGTTGAACTGATCGGTGTTCATCGAGTTCGAGATGTTGAACTGCCCAGCGTTCATCGCGTTCGTGGAGTTGAACTGATCGGCACCAAGGCGGTTCCCAATGTCGTACTGGGCCGCGCGCTGCGCCTGATTGAAATTGTCGGAGTTCAAGCTTGCGATCTGAAGGCCCATGTTGCGGTCATAGCCCTCATTGGTCAGAGCCGCCGCGACACCAGAGCGCGAGCCGCCGAAGGCGTTGCCAGCAGTCATGCGCTGGCTGTCCGCAACCTGTGCAATCTGGCGCGAGCGTTCATTGTCCGCGATGGTGGTGTCGATCACGCCCCTCGTGAACGGGTTCATGTAGGGGTCGAGGTTCGTGTCTCTCAGCATACCGGCTGTGACGCTAGTGGGCGTCAGGGTGTCGGGTGTGCGGACAGTCTGCGCGTTGATCCTGCCGTCAAGAGGGTTGCTCATGACGTTCGAGGTGGAGTTCATGGCGGTGGCGTTCGTCGCAGCATACCTTGGGTCCGTGGCGACGCCGGTAAGCTGCTGCTGCGCCTGCAACTGCGTCGGCGTGAAGCCTGCGGTCAACTGCCCGGTGTAGGGCGTCAACGAGGCAGCCTTGTCCTGCGCGCCAGCATAGTTGCCCATCACCATGCTCTTGAACTCAGGGTCAAGAGTGTTGGAGGAGGTGCCAGTCTCTTTCTTCGTTTCAGTGGTAGTTTTTCCGCCGCTCATTTCAAATGTCCTTCATCATTGTTACCCACGCCAGCCGGTAGCCACGCGGTTCGCATACTCGTTTCCAACCCATGCGACCCACGCCCATAATTGTGTCGCAGCCAACTCGCTTGGCGTGTCGGCACATTTGCGGCTCAAGGTCATCAAGCAATTCAGTCAGGTCGCCGCCACCATGCACGACGTTCAGCGCCTTGCGCTTGGCATACCGCACCACTTCAGTGATGGCTGCGGACTTCTCACCGGCCCAGAATTGATATGAGCCGTCGTCAATACTGGCCTCAACATCCTCGATAGTCTCGAAGCCGTTGCTCTGCGCGAGCGCGGCCTCAATCCAAGGCTTGCACCGATGCCAGTGCTGTTCGTCTATAATGCGGCCCAAGTCACGACGCCTGCATTGCTGATTGTCCCAGACCACTGCGCCCCGTCAGGGGATGTCAGGATCAGCTTGTTTTCCTTGATCACGACATCGCTGCGCCGCTTCTGGTTCGCGTCGTCCGCTACGGCCAGCAGGCGGCGAAACTGCGCCTCATTGCCGGGGTCATATTGCGGAGCCGGGGTCGGGAGTTTCACCGATTACCACCCGTCCTGATGTCCAGCCGTGGCGTTCCAACACGCCAGTCTGAAAGGGCCACACCGTCATAGCGCAGGCGCGCTTGGCGCGCCGTGAAGCGGACATCCGTGTAGCTTGTCAGCGAGTACGGGCCGAAGGATGTCTCAGCGCCTTCAGGCGTAAAGCGAACGAAGAACGTCGCCGTTACAT